GATAGATTCATGGTTGAAAGCTGTCAAGGACGATGGTAGAGTACATGGAAGAGTCATTACCAACGGAGCAGTGACAGGACGCATGACACACCTATCACCTAACATGGCACAAGTACCGGCAGTATCTGCACCGTTCGGTACTGAGTGCCGCTCATGTTGGACAGTGGATGAAGGTAACAAGTTGGTTGGTATAGATGCCAGCGGACTAGAGCTACGTATGTTGGCTCACTACATGGATGACGAAGACTATACTAATGAAATACTCAATGGCGATATTCATACGGCTAATCAACGAGCAGCTGGACTTGAGAGCCGCCCTCTTGCGAAAACATTCATTTATGCGTTTCTGTATGGAGCCGGAGATGCTAAGATCGGAGCTATCGTTGGAGGAAATAGCGTTACTGGACGCAGACTTAAAGAAACATTTCTTTCTAACACGCCGTCTCTTGAAAGAGTTAGAAGAGATACTCACGGACAGGCTGCATCAGGCGTCCTTACTGGACTCGACGGACGAAAGCTCAGAGTCAGATCAGAACACGCCGCATTAAACACGCTACTTCAAGGTGCTGGAGCTATCGTTATGAAAGAAGCTTTGACACTGTTGAATGCTAAGTTGCTGTATATACCACATAGATTTGTAGCAAACGTACACGATGAATGGCAGATAGAAACACCTGCCCACTACGCTGACACAGTCGGACGTATGGGTGTACGTGCAATCAGAATCGCCGGTGAGACATTAAACCTACGGTGTCCCTTAGACGGCGAGTATAGAGTAGGTAACAATTGGGCAGAGACACATTAAGGAGAAACTTATGTCTGCAAACAAACTACCACCCATCACTGTACGCGGTACCGTCTACTGGTGTGAGCGTAACAAGCTCAACAAGTACAGTAACAAGTATCAAGTTCAGCTTGGTAACCTCAGTGATAAAGCTGTTGAGGCCATCGAAGAGATGGGTATTGCACCTAGCAACAAGGGCGATGACCGTGGCTTCTTTATCACCATGAAGAGCAACAACCCTATGCGTCTAACAGATGAGAACGGTGTTGAGATTCCTGAAGATGTGCTGATCGCTAACGGATCTGAAGCCATTGCTGTTGTAGGATACTATGACTGGTCTGTTGGTACAGGACGTTCACCATCCATGATCAAGATGAAGGTTACTAACCTGATCGAATACGCTGACAACTCAGTCTCTGAAGCGGAAGCGTTGTGATCCTGATTGACGGTGACATTGTGGCTTATCGTTGTGCGTTCAAGTGCGACGATGAGTCAGTCAAGACTGCCTGTTATACTACGGGCAGTTTCTTGTCTGATCTGGTAAGCGATCTATACACCATGATAGACGGCGAACCAGACTACCGTGTCTACCTAACAGGCAAGGGTAACTTTCGTAACGACGTGGCTGTGACTGCGCCTTACAAAGGTAACCGTAAGGACGTAGAAAAACCTGCACACCTTGAAGCTATACGTAAGTACCTGATCGAAGATTGGAAAGCTGTTGTATCAGAAGATGAGGAAGCTGATGACTTGATTGCTATCGACGCTACCACCATCCCTGACAGCATCATCGTCAGTCTTGATAAGGACTTTAAACAAGTACCGTGCAGACACTACAACTTCAACAAGCGTGAACTGTCTTCTGTTACTGAAGAGGAAGGACTGTTATTCTTTTATCGTCAGATCATCATGGGCGATAGAGCTGATAACATCATGGGTGTACACGGCATCGGTGAGAAAAAGTCTCAGAAGATCCTTGAAGGTTTGTCAGAGATAGAGATGTTCAACAAGTGCGTTGAGTTGTTGGAGACAGAAGAGCGTGTCATCGAGAACGCTAGGCTGCTTTGGCTACGTCGTGAACCTAATCAAATATGGGAAAGACCAAGTGAAGAGAACGAAGCGTAACATACCTAAAGGGTACGATAGCTGGTTCGAGTATGACCTTCACCAGAAGTTCAGACGATGCGAGTACCATGTTGGTAAGTTAACATATACCCAAGTCAAGACGTATGAGCCTGACTTTGTATATTACAGTACACATTCTACTATATATATTGAAGCTAAAGGGAGGTTCCGTGACCGCGCAGAGGCGAGGAAATATGTTGACATTAACAGCAGCCTTGGGGAGAAGGAGGAGCTGGTCTTTGTCTTCCAGAACCCAAGAACTGCAATGCCCGGAGCAAGACGTAGAGCTGACGGGACACGATACACCATGCAAGAATGGGCAGAAAAGCAAGGTTTCGCATGGTACACACCAGAAACCTGTCCTGTCGGATGGAGTAAAAAGCAATGACGAGACACCTAGTAATACCTGACACGCAAGTCAAGCCCGGTAATAGTGTTGATCATTTGTACTGGGCTGGTAAGTATGCAGCCGCAACAAAGCCTGACGTTATCATTCATCTGGGGGATCACTGGGACATGGAAAGTCTCAGTAGCTATGACGTAGGTAAAAAATCCTTTGAAGGACGGCGGTACACACGAGACATACGAGCAGGACAGAACGCTATGGAGCATTTCCTAGCGCCTATCGAAGCAGAGAAGGAACGCTTGCGTAGTAACAAGAAGAAGACATGGACACCACGGATGGTATTCTTGTTAGGTAACCACGAACAGCGGATCGAACGTGCTATTGAATCTGATCCGAAACTAGAAGGACTTATGAGCTATGATCATTTCTTATTGGAAGAGGCAGGATGGGAGGTTGTCCCTTTTCTACAACCAATCATCATCGATGGCATCGCGTACTGTCACTACTTCACGAGTGGAGTCATGGGCAGACCAGTCACCTGTGCAAAACTCATGTTGCAAAAGAAGTTCATGTCGTGCATCATGGGACACGTCCAAGACAGAGACATAGCCTACGCACGTAAGGCAGACGGTAGTAACATCACTGGATTGTTTGCTGGTATATATTACAACCACAGTGAAGACTACTTAAACCCTCAAACGAACGGTAGCTGGTCTGGAATATGGATGCTAAACGAAGTAAACGACGGATCCTTTGACGAACTACCTGTTAGTATGCAGTATCTTAGGAGGAAATACGGATGAGTATTGATAACGCCACTCCTGAAGAGTGGGACACAATTACAGCACTTAACAACTTGTCTATCAGAAAGAAAGCAGATCCGGTAGAACAACCTGACCACTACAACAAAGGCGCAGTTGAGGCTATTGAAGCAATCAAAGCATCTATGCCTGAACATGAGTTTCGTGGGTATCTCAAAGGCAACGCATTGAAGTACCTATGGCGTTACGATTACAAAGGTAAACCCATCGAAGACTTACGCAAGTGTAGGTGGTACATTGAACGATTGATTAAGGAATTAAATTAATGGACGCATATCAACAATACATTCACAAGTCACGCTACGCACGTTACCTACCAGAGGAGCAGCGCCGTGAGACTTGGGAAGAAACAATTGACCGTTACTTAAACTTCTGGATTGAGAAGGGTAAGCTAACACTAGAACAAGCTAACGGTATCTTTGCAGACATTCATGACATGGGTGTTATGCCTAGCATGAGAGCGTTGATGACTGCTGGTGACGCTCTTGACCGTGACAACGTAGCTGGCTTTAACTGTAGCTACTTACCTATTGACCACCCTAAAGCGTTCGATGAGATGATGTACGTACTTATGTGCGGTACAGGCGTAGGCTACTCTGTTGAACGACAATACGTATCTAAACTACCAGAAGTAGCGGAGGAATTTCATGATACCGATTCAGTTATACACGTCGCCGACAGCAAAATTGGATGGGCTAAAGCTTACAGGGAACTTGTTAGCTTGCTCTATTCAGGCCAACTTCCAAAATGGGACGTGTCTGGAGTACGACCTGCAGGGGCAACCCTTAAGACCTTCGGAGGTAGAGCATCTGGTCCAGAGCCTCTTGTCGATCTGTTCAACTTCACAGTCAGCGTCTTTCGGGAAGCTGCTGGACGTAAACTTAGCTCCATCGAATGTCATGATTTGTGCTGTAAGATTGCACAGATCGTCGTCGTCGGCGGTGTACGCAGGTCCGCTCTCATCAGTCTGTCTAACCTCACTGACGATAGACTCCGACGATGCAAGTCAGGCCAGTGGTGGCAAGATAATCCTCAACGGGGACTAGCCAACAACAGCGCATGTTATACTGAAAAGCCAGACTTTGAGGCATTCCTAAATGAGTGGAAAAGTTTATACGAGTCCCGATCAGGAGAGCGAGGTATGTTCTCTAGAGTCGCAAGTCAAAAGCAAGCTGCAAAGAACGAGCGACGAGATGCTACCTATGATTTTGGAACTAATCCATGTAGCGAGATTATCCTACGACCAAACCAGTTCTGCAATCTATCGGAAGTTGTTGTCAGGGCAACCGATACGCTCTCAGACTTGCAACGAAAAGTACGTACTGCGGCTATCCTTGGAACTTTACAGGCTACCTTGACAGACTTTCGTTACCTTCGTAAGGTATGGCAGAAGAACACTGAAGAGGAAGCGTTACTAGGCGTTAGCTTGACAGGCATCATGGATCACCCCATGTTGTCAGGGAGAGAAGATCGTGAGAAACTTAAGACGTGGCTTAATACCCTCAAGGAAGAAGCGATTAACACTAATAAGGAATGGGCTACTAAGCTTGGTATTAATATTAGCACTGCCATCACTGCTGTTAAACCTTCCGGTACTGTTAGTCAGTTGGTTGATTCTGCTTCTGGCATCCACCCTAGATACTCAGATCAATACATTAGACGAGTTAGAGCGGACTCAAGAGACCCACTCTGCCAAGTCCTAGAAGCTGCAGGAATCCCTGTAGAGGACGATGTAATGTCACCCAGTACCAAGGTATTCAGCTTCCCTATAAAGTCTCCTGATGGGGCTGTAGTGGCCTCTGAGATGGGTGCTATGGAACAGTTAGAACTGTGGGAGATTTATCAGGACTACTGGTGTGAACACAAACCGTCAATGACTTGTTACTATCGTGACGATGAGTTTCTTGAGGTAGGTCAGTGGTTGTATAACAAGTTCGACAAGATCAGTGGTATATCGTTCTTGCCTTACTCAGAGCATACCTATCAACAAGCACCTTATGAGCCTATTGACTTAGAGACTTATGAGAAGTTGAAGGAAGAGTTTCCAGAGACGATTGAGTGGAACATCTCTGAAAACTCTGACATGACTGAAGGGTCACAGACGTTAGCCTGTACTGGTAACAACTGCGAGATTTAGTTTATGGGGCTTCGGCCCCTTCTTTATTAGTTTCAGCCAACATTTGTGCTAGCATAACCTTATCAGCACGTAGGGTTGCCATGGTATCTGCAGTTACGTTAGTACCTTGTATCATACGGTCAGTGGCTTTAATTAAGTCTCTTATAATAGCCTCTCGCCTTCTTTTACGACCTAAACGAGCTATACCGACTAATCCGGTGCCTGCTCCAATAGCCGCCGCAACTGCAGGCATGCCCCCTAAGGCAGCAGAACCAGCAGCAGCAGTAGCACCTAGAGCCAATGGTGTAGTAGGAAAACGAAGACCAGAAAAGTCTTCGATGCCTTTCACCGTTCTTCCCAACATGGTCTGGTTTATGGCCTTACCTGCTTTAACATCTAATAGGTTCTTAGCCCTAAATAACATAGACATACCGTTAATTAAACGATAGGCTTCGTCATCAGGCATTAACTTAAGGAATGCTTGGTTCAGTTCGTCTCTTACGTACTTACCTGCTACTTCTTTTGCGCTTGCCAAGTCAGGATTCTCAAGACCTGCTGAAGGTTTTTTGCGGAAGATCTGCTTGTCCAACTGTCGGCGTACCTCAAGAATATCTCTGGCAGTGATCTTGCCACCTTTGGACGCTTTGTCGCTAAGTCTCTTAATAGACGTGTCGATCAGCAAGTCTACCTTTTTCTGTGCGTCAGGCATCAACTCAACGTAGTCATCAAGATCATGGAAGCCTGTCTTAAGTTCTTCCAGAGTGCTAGATAGGTCGGCTACGTCGGTCTTAGGGTTCTTAGACCGCTTGATGTACGACTGTAGATCTGCCTCATGCTTTGCTAGTTGACCGTCTACAACCTTAGCGTTTACAGCAGGGTTTCGGTCACCCTTGTACTCAGGTAGTTTTGCCAAGTAGTCAATCACGTTATCTTCAGAAGGTGAAGGCACGTACACGTTACGGTTCATCATTCCAGTGGGCTCTACAGTTCCCGGAGCTTTGACGTAGTCTTCAGGTAGCAAACTATCTGCTACTGCCTTACGTTCTTCCTCTAGGACAGCCCGTGTTGCTCTTTCTGAGGCCGTACGTACTGAAGCACTGGGTCTTGGGATAGACGGGAGTGCTATCTTCGGCCCAACACCAGCAATGTTAAGAAGAGCTTCAGCAGTAGTAGCCTCCTCTGGGTATGCCTGTGCTAACTCACCGACCTTCTCCATTCCACGCTGAAGCATAGAACCTTCGTACGCCTCTGAGACACCACGTTGAACAGCTTCAGGAGTGTACCTACGGTAGGCTTCTCCTGCTACTTCTCCTAACGTCTCTCCAGCAGCCCCAACACCAGCGGCAAGCGTAGTGCCTACCCTGAACTTACCGGGCAGTCTTTCAACATCCCCAGCAAGAGTACTTCTGTAACGCTCACGGGTCTCCGCAAATCGCTCTGGTGTTTCTGCAATCATTTCTCGCATACTCTCAGGTTCACGAGGGCGTGGAGGGGTTACAGTAAATGTTTCTCCCTCAACAATACCAATGACTTCTCCTGTCTGTTTGTTAGTGGCAGTCTTGAGCGGCAACCATTGTTCACCGT